GGTGTCGGGGAGTTCATCTTTGAGGCGTTCAACAACCCCCGCGAAACTATCAAGGGACTGGCCGACGACATCCAGACGTTCGTCATCTCCAAGGTCGAGCAGTTGATGGAGGGCCTTGGGCTACTCGGTACGGCAATCAAGCAAGCCTTCGAGGGTGACTTCAGCAAGGCCGCAAACACTGCCGCCGAAGGGTTGACCAAAGTCGTCGACGCGGGCCTCGCCTTAAACCCCGTCACAGCGGTGGCGTATCAGGTGGCTACGGGAGTGGCAGAAATTGCCGTCGAAGCTACCAAGAGCGCCAAGGCCGCCGGAGCATTAGAGAAGCGCATGAACGACCTCATGGTCCAAGAGCGTGACCACCTCAAGGTCCGGGCCCAAACGAATAAAATCATAGCGGAAAACCGCTTACTCGTTGAGGATGAAACAATGTCCTACGACGACCGCATCGCGGCGTTGGACAAGGCTATCGCGGCAGAATTAAACGCCGTCGACGCCGAGCTCAAGATGGCACGAGAGCGGGCCGATATCCTACGCAAGCAGGCTGCCCTCGCCGAGAGCGACGAAGCGACAAAGCAGGCCGTCGCCGAAGCCGAGGCGCGGGTCATTGAGGTGGAGACGCGGTCGCTTAAAGCCCGTAAGAGAATCGAAGGCGAAAGACAGACGCTCCTGCTCCAGCGCACCAACGAAGCCGAAGCCGCCGCCGCTGCCATCATCAAGTCCGAGCAGGAAGTTCAAAAGGCACTCGATGAAGCGGCCTTATCCCGTGAGGATGCGCAGACGCAAGAGATAGAAAAAGAGCGGGCCAAGTACCAAGCCCTGCAAGAGAAAGCCGGCGAGAATATGGAGCTCGTGGCGGAGCTCAAGGAGTCCGAGCGGCTCGCGCTGTTAGACATCGACGCCAAGTATGACGCCATCGAATTAGAGGCCGAAAAGAAGAAGGAAGCCGACGCAAAGAAAATCCGCGACGCAGCCGACGCCCAACGCAAAAAGGACACCGAAGCGGCAGAGAAGGCGATGGCAGCCCTAAAGGAGTCAGCAACAGCGGGCACGTTTGAACTGCTGACGACGTTAAACAAAACCTTTGCCAAGGATACCGAGGAAGGACAGAAAAAAGCGTTCAAGAGAAACCAAGCCCTAAGCATCGCCGAGACGCTTGTCTCTACCTACGCCGCAGCACAAAAAGCCTACGCCTCACAGCTTGCCATACCAACCCCCGACGCTCCTATCCGTGCGCAAATTGCCGCAGGTGTGGCCGTGGCTGCGGGTCTGGCAAAGGTGGCCGCAATCAAGTCGCAACAGTTTACCGGGGGCGCATCTTCAGGCGGCGCAGCGGGTGGCGGTGGCGCAGGCGGTGGAGGTATCCAATCGGTCGGTGTTGACGTGGGTACGTTGGTCCCGAATCAGCAGAACCCCACACCGGAACCCGTCCGCGCATATGTTGTAGAGAACGAGATATCGAACAAGCAAGCACTCAACAGAGAGCTACAAATTCAAACGACGCTATGAGAACGGTCGAGCTATTGATTGACGAGGAACAGGAAGATTTCGGAGTAGAGGCTATCAGCCTCGTCAAGTTCCCCGCTATAGAGGAAAATTTCGTGTACTTCAACAAGGACCAAAAGCTCACCCTCGCCAAGGTCGACGAAGACAAGCAGCTCCTGGTCGGTCCGGCTTTGATTCCGGATAAGATGATCCCGCGTTGGGACGAGAGCAAGCAGGAAGAGTTCGAGGTCTACTTTTCGACGGAGACGGTACAGCAGGCCGCCGAGCTTTTCATGCGTCAGAAGCGCAACGGAGAGTATACCGTAGAGCACCAGACCAAGGTCGACGGGCTGTCAATATTCGAGTCTTGGATTGTGGCAGACAAGGACCGCGACAAGGCCGCCGTATATGGTTTCGATGTCCCGGAGGGTACGTGGATGGTTTCGGTACGTGTCACCAACGGCGACGTGTGGGCCGATGTCAAGGACAAGAAATACCGGGGCTTCAGCATCGAAGGGTACTTCATCGACAAGCTCGTGAAGATGGAAGACGTAACGATAGAGACTATCGCCGCCGCCGTGCGTGACGTGCTGGAGCCTATCGCGTTCCTTGATGGAAAGCCCCTCTTCGGTACCCCGCTTGAAGCTGAGTTGATGGCCTCGGCCCTAGGTTGTGAAGGCCACCACGCCCACGACATTAACGGCAGGGCGTTGTTTATGCCGTGCGAGAACCACGAGCAGCTCGACCCCCTACTTCCAAACGAATAAATCGGCGTTATATCGACCGTTAGAAACTCCATCTATGTCAGTAATTGAGAAACTCAAGGAGGCCGTCCGCTCTGTCGTAGAGGCAGAACGCCAAGACCTCTACGCCGAAGCCCGCCTAAATGATGGGCGCGTCATTGCCACCGAAGCCGAAGCGTTCAGCGCGGGCGCCCCTGTTCGCGTTATGAGCGAGGACGGCGAAGCTGCTCCCCTGGAGGCTGGATCGTATGAACTGTCCGACGGTGGGCAGGTGACCGTAGACGAAAACTCTGCTGTCGTCGAGATGATGGAAGACAAAGAGGAGAAAGTCGAGGCCGCAGACCACGAAGAAGAGAAGGACGAAATGGCAGCGGTAAAGGCCGCCCTCGTCGACAAGTTCCAAATCTCTCCAGAGGTAGCCGCCGAGATTGTCGAGGTGGTGAAGGAAGCAATGGCCCCCGCTGAGGAGGTCGAAGCCAAGGAAGAAGAGAAAGAAGAGATGCAGACAGAAGCGCCCGTCGAGATGTCGGCGCACCTCTCAGCAATCACCGACCAGATGACGGTAGCCCTCGAAGCTATCAGCGCACGACTTGCCAAGCTCGAAGAACAGCCCGCAGCACAACCCGACCGCGTTTTGCCGAAGGCTGAGTTTAAAAAAGAATCCAACCCGAACCTTTCCGGCGTCGATCACGCCATTAATATCATTTCCAATTTGTCATGAGTAAGAAGTACAACTTCGATATGGACGTGGTCTCAGGCACATACGCCGGAGAGCTTGCGCTTCCATACGTTACCGCAGCCATCACCGGCGCGGAGACCCTGAAAAACAACCGCGCCCGCCTCATGGAGGGAGTAGTGGCCAAGGCCGTCATTAACAACGTCGGCTTTAACCAACAAGCGGGTGGAGCTACCGTTATCCAAGCCGCCGATTGTGGAGGCACCGATGGAGCCAACACCCAGCTTACCGAGCAAATCGTCACCCTCGATGATTTGATGGTGAAGGAGGTCATTTGCCGGAAGACCATCTTCCCGACCTTTATGGCTGCCCAAGGCCGTATGCGCCGCGACGGTAATATCCCCGCTGACTTCGCTCAGTTCTTGCTGGCTTCTACAGCCGCACAAGCTGCCAACGATGTCGAATCTTTGATTTGGACGGGAGCCACTCCTTTGACTACTGGCCTCCTGTCTGACGACGGAACCTTCGACATCACTGGAGTTCGCGCTTCACAGATGGGCGGATTTGCTGAGGCTGATTTGAATGCTATTGGTGCATTTACTGCAACCAACATCTTAACCGCTATGAATTCGGTATTCGAGCAAGCATCAGCAAGCCCCGGTATCTTGTTGCAGCCCGGAGCCGGTTTCTACCTGTCGTATGAGGCTTATGCGTTCTACCTGCAAGCTCTTGCAGACGCGAACACAGGCCCCAGCTACAACCAAGAATTGAGCGGAGCCAATTACCTCGGTTACCCTGTGTATCCAACCGCAGGTATTCCTAACACTGCCGACATCATCGCCTTCACATACCCCGACAACATCGTGGTAGCAACGAACGCCTACACAGGCAACGAGGCCGCAAGCCTTATCCCTGTGTATCAGTACGACGGAAGCGATAACGTCAAGGTCACCATGGACTTTGCTATCGGTGTTAATGTAGGCGTCGCAGGTGACGGCGTTGTAGGATTCGACTTTACTGCATAATGGCCTGTACTATCACCCTCGGCCGCGCGCTGGATTGCAAGGACGCCCTCGGAGGTCTCTCACGGATTTACTTCGTGAGTGACTTTGCGGACGGACTTGTGACCGCCGCCGGGACGGGTGATGGAACGGCAGGATCGGCAACGGTAGCGACCGCCTCCGGCGAGAGCTTTACCGTAACCGACCTCCCCGCGATGACTGTACTCCA